AGCCACAATATCTACTGGCCCTGTGCATCCACAGTTCTTGAACACATGATAGCCGTTATCCCACAGCCATGTAACGGCATAGTGTTCTGCTAGATCCCCGATTCTATTTGGTTCGTGCGTTTGCTTCATTTAAAAAATCCTCTAGGGCTTGTAGGTTATCTTGACTGACTGCATGGAGATCACCCCAGCCCAGATTAGTTATAGTATTATTATTAAGAATATCTTCTTTTTTACAAAAACCGGCACACCTATATTCTGGGAAAGAACCTATCATTAACATATAATAATCGCAAGCTTTTTCTTTTTTGTGAGTAGCCGCAATTAATTTACCTGTCTGATACTTTGTAGCTTTAACATCTATTGTAATGTTATTTAATATTAAATCGTGGTCAGGTACTTTTTCTATTTGAAGATCAGGCCAAAGATTTAAAAGTTTAGCGGCAGCCATTTCAGACGCCACCCCCTCCAAGTCTGTTTCATAATTAGATTGTGGGCCTTTTTTATTATCAATAATATTTCTTTCCCGAGCTTTTTTATACCTAGATTTAGCTAAATAAGTTGCTATTTTTTGTTCAGTCTCAGTGAGTCTCACTCCAGTTATCTCCTATTTTATATTCGCCATCTAAAGAACAGAACAGCTCTAACTCTTTTCCAGCTTGCTTTATTGCATCAACCCCCAGTTGTCCTGTTGAATCTGCTTGAGACTCTTTTACTTCTAGCTGCCATTCGTCGTGTACATTACAAACAAAGTTTGCATCTAGAGTATTCAATCTAATTGCTTGGTTTAAGTTTACCATAGCCTGCTTCATAACGATAGCTCCTGCGCTCTGAAGCAAAGTATTTAGTGCAGCGTGTTCAGATCGTACATATAGCTTACGGCCATCAAGACCTTTTAAGAAGCCTTTTGCAGCCGCTCTTCCAACTGAGTCTTTAAGATGTTTAAATGCAGGGAGATTATCGAAGAAATGCTTTCTAAGTTTCGCACCATCACGTTTGTTTCCTCCAACCACACTTCCAAGCTTTTCATCTCCTGCTCCGTAAAGGAGTGCATATATAAATGTTTTCGCTTGATTTCTTGATTCAAGTCCTGCAAGTCTTTGGTTAGCTGAGTGTACATCTCCGTGGAGTATTTCATTTTTAAAGTCCTCATCTTTCATGTAGTGCGCTAACATCCTTAGCTCTAAGCCGCTGGCATCAATACCCACAAGCTTGTAGCCTTTAGGCACAGTCCAGCAGGCTCTACACTCTTTGCCGTAGGGAGAACCAAGACTAGGAACCTGTGCCATGTTGGGGCTATTGTGCGTCATGCGTCCTGTGATAGTGCCATTAGGATTTACAAAGCCTCTGACGCGATCATCGTCGTGAGTTGCCTCAAGCCACGATGTAGCCTGTGCTATGCGCTTCTGTAGTAATAGATATTCAGCAATAAGTTTTGCTTCAGGTATGTCAGTGATCTTACTGAGAGTAGATTCATCAACGATTGGTTGGCCCGTAGGAGTAAACTTCTTAGGCTCCCAACCAAAGTCAATTAGATATTCACCTATCTGTTTGCGTGATCCAAGGTTGAATGGTACTTCTTCAATGCGTACAGCCTTACGCTTTATTGCAATTTCTTCATACTCTTCTTGTGTCAGTCTGCTTTTCTTTGTTGATCCCTCAATGAGAGCCATCTTAGAAAGCGCACCTGTCTTTGTGAAGTGAGCAAGCAATACAGTCTTAAGCTGCTTAGGCCTAAAGGTTTTTTGAACTTCACGTTCAACTTCTTTTAGGCGGTCAGTCAGTTCAGCAACCAGAAGGCTTGCGGCTTTAACGTCCAGAAGAAATCCATGCTCGCGTTGATCAGCAATAATTTTTAGTGTCTCATGCTCAAGAGTAACTGACTGCCGACTGAAGCCACGAGACTCAAGCTTAAGATTATTAAACATCTTTGCATTGAGTACGGCATCATTGCGACAGTAGTTAAGCATCTCAGGACTATACTCACCAAACTCTGTGTGGTCTATCTTCTGAAGGCCAATACGATAGCCCCAAGACTCAAGGCTATGGCCTCCCTCACGAGTAGGATTGAACAGTCGAGAAAGAACTAATGTATCTACAATGGCTCTACCATTTGAAAGATCTACGTTGTGAATCTTCTTGATTGCTGGAAGATCATAACCAATAATGTTATGTCCTATTAGCTTATCGGCTGTAGATAAATGAGCCAGCCCCTGAACAATCTCAGTAGGCCCAAAGGTCTTTGTCTCGCCTGAGTCGGGATCGACAGCAGCAATACACCAGATCTTTGTAGGCTCAAGGCTATCAGCCTCAATGTCAAATACTATACTTTTCATAATTCAAGCTCATCTTGTTCTTCTGCTTCCATTGATATTTCACTGAGCCTGCCAGTATCTTTATCATAGAAGAGATGCGTAGCGATTCCGGTGTCGCCAGTGTAACGAGACTTAAGAACTCTAACTCTTGTTGTACTGGCCTCAATTGGATCTTCAGATTGTTGATTACGCTCAAGAGATATTACACTATCAGACAACTGTGCAATACTCTGAGAGCCTCTCATGTGACTAAGGTTTACTTCAATACCATTCTCATGCCCACGATTGCCATCAATCCTACGCAAGTGTGACACAAGAATCAAGCCCACTCCAGTTTCTTCAACAAGCGTTCTGAAGTTGTGCATAATAGAATCTATGTTTCGACGCTCATCACCGTCGGTTGTCATCGACAGTAGCATATGAAGGTGATCGAATACTATCCACTTACACTCAAGGCCCATCGCCATAAAGCGTAGTTTAGAAAAGATACTATCGACATCATTCATTCCAAGGTGTGCATGAATATAAACACGATTCTCGTTGTGTCCTCCATAAAGAACATTAAAAAAATTATCTATTTCTTCTTCGGTATACTTGGCTCTAACGCTATCAATGTGTAGACGATCATTGGCTTCAATAGAAAGTATACCATCTACTGTACGCCTCCAATCTTCTTCAAGAGCGATAACACCGACACGATCATTAGTATTAGTAATCAACCAGTGCTGAAGCTCTCGCGTCACACTAGACTTACCAAGGCCTGTGCCTCCCGTCAAAGTTATTAATTCTTTTTGTCTTAGGCCTTCAAGCTTATCATTAAGGCCGTGCCAAGGATAAGGTACTGCTTCTTTCTTTTCGCGCTTCTTGTAGTTATCGCGCTCTTCACTGACGTTTAGAATCCCAGACGGCGTATAAAGTTTTGAACCCCACCACGCAGTAACATAAGCTTTGTGGTGGCCCAGCTTGAGCATCTCATTAGGATCTTTGAACTCAGGTGGGAGATTGAGGATCTTAGCTTTTCCGGGCTTGAGGATACGCGCCACTTTCTTTGCGGCTTCTTTTCCGGGCTTGTCGTTGTCGAATGAAATGACCACCGTATCAAACGATTCAAGGAACTCAAGATTTTCTTGGACATCTTTGAGTGCGCCTTGCGCTCCATTCTTAACAGATACAACCGGCCATTTACTCCCCAGAAGTTCGTATGCCGCCATAGCATCACATTCACCTTCAGTGATCGTAATGTATTTGCCGCCCGTCTGCGCCACTTGCTGACCAAAAAGACCAGTTCCTTTGGGCGAGCCTGACCAAGTAAAAATTTTATTTTCTCTGCGAATTTTAGTAGCGACTTCTTCATTGTTTATGTACGCTGGATAATGATGCTCAATAATTTTACCGGCTTCATCCTTGACTGACCGGACGCCATATTTCTTTGCAGTTTCAAGAGATATCCCTCTGTCTGTTAGTGCATGATAAAACACACTTTGTGTATCCTTAAATGAATTGTTGTCGTTAGATCTTTTGAAGCTATTAAAGTCTGCCACGTTGCCTCCCATTGCAGATTCATAGTCTTTAAAAAAAGTCCCGCAACTAAAACATTTTGCAGAACCGTTTTGATTTACGGAGACAGGATCGCTGCCTCCGCAATTTGGACAAGGTTTTTGATAGGCCACAAAGTCGCCCATGTTTATTCCTCCGTTTCATTGTCCTCAACCAAAGCTTCATCTTCAAGGAACTCTTGCATCTTGGAATGCAGAGCAACTGAAGAAGCCTGTAAGATTGTTAAGTCTGCTTGCAGTGCGTCCATTCTTTGTTGGACAGTAACAAGAAGATTGAATGTTGCCTGACCTTCGCCAGACAACTTCTCAACATCATAGGTTTTATCTTCGTGCGTGTATCTATAATTCATTACAATTCATCTCCATCATTGTCATCAGAAATAATATCAAACTCTGCTCCATCTGGATTTGCATATTCAATAAGATCTAATACTTGCATGGCCTGAAAGTCTAGACCTTTGTATTCAGTACCATTCCAAGTAGTCTCCCACTCTTTGTATTGAACACGAACCTTTGAACCATTACCAACAGCAACATTTAATGGCTGTTTGTTGCGGTCTAAAAGTTTTGGGGCAGAACGAATCATACCATTGGGGCCATTAACTTTACGTTTAATTAAAAGGGCTGGGCCTTCTTCCATGTCTTTAACCGTAAAGCCGCGAGATCTAAAATCATTTGCAACCTCATCATCTACTACAAGATTAACTGTATACACAGGGGTATAAGTTGTATTAGGTGTAGTAACAGAAGCCCAATAAGCAACGCCTTCAACAAGTGCCATAATAAAATCTCCTTAAGATTTGTTAAACAAGAAAGTGATGTAACGCGGAATACAACTAATAACATAATCTTCAGTCAATGCTTTTCCCTCCTTTTCTGACATTAGATTAATCCAACTAATCATATTTCTCATAGCGTCTGAAGATGGTAAGCCAGTACCTAGCCCCATAACAAACGCACGACAAAGATGATCTTTAATATTTAAAACCTCATCCATTACTC